GGGATGCACTGCCAAGTGCATCCCCTGGGGGCTGGCTGGTAACCAACTCCCGGATCATAGCCCACGACCGATGTGGAATAGGACGACGTATCAATTTTGCACAGAGATACGTAATCCCAATACCACTCAGGTTATGGAACCAAGGATCGATCACCCGCAGTCTTCACGGGCGATATTTATATCCTTAGTTACCTGTGATCCCCCACGAGGCCAAAGGGCCCCGAGCTCCTTTCATCAGAAAGGAGTTCTCCACACAAGCTTGATGCTGACGCGCTTGGGACGTCCAGAACGTACTAAGTGCCTCTCATCTTGTCCAAGTGGAGACAAAACCACTCGGGAAGACACCCTTGCAGGTGTCAGGCCGGAACGGTAGCAGGGGACTTGGATGATATGACTATCATCCCCCCTTAAGGTACTACCGGCTGTTTCCAGCCTGAGAAGACACTTAAGCAAGGCACCAGTGTCCCCCAACTCATCATTGGGGGCTTTGGCCTGCACAACATAGCCTTGAACTAAGGGGCTATGCAGGAATGGGTGCATTTTCTCGGTTTGATAGCCGAGAAATGAGACCCTGCCCAGCAAAGAGGACGTTGGCGCGACTGTCGGAAAATATCTCAACACTTTCCGAAGTCGTTTATCCAACCAACGGACAGTATCCCAATAACCATGCTCATAGAGCTGGTTACGGAGACTAACCGTTGCGATGACCTCTTTTACGTCTGCTGTCGTGTAAGGTAACGCTTGCCGGACTCGGACGAGAGATACGTCCGTTCCATTAAAGTATTCCTTACCACAAGACTCTCTGAACCTTCCGGTCCAGAAAGACTTGTCCAGGCCCACTCGAGCTCCGAAAAGTTCGAGTTCCTGTACGACAGACAGCACTTGATCTACGGGGACAATCAAATCATCTCCGTAGATACGCACCGAGTCCCGAAAGGATAATAAATCCTTCCGGGTCATGGTCATGTTGAGCTCTCGCTCAATTCCGAGGAAGATTATGGTTGTAAAAACCATAGCTTCGATCGGAAAGCAAAGAGCTGAACCCATAGACGCGTACTTCGACAAACGGATTACTCCGTGGTCGGGTACCTCGGCCCGTCGAGAGCGGCAAGCATCAACAGCCTTATGCAAATGAGGCCATTGCCTTACCATCTCTCTTACGAGCTGATTGGAAACGCGATCTGATGCATCACTCAAATCGAGTGTTGCGGTTTCCTGATTAAGGGAACCTTGACGAGCCAGTTCTTGATTAGGGAACTGATCATCAAATCCGATCATCTGAGAGAGCAGTTCATCTCTCTTCAGAGCTGAAAGGAAACAGCGAAGGAGTGCCTGCTGAGCATATTGCATGCTCGCAGGTTCCATTGCGATTATCCTTGGCGTTTTCAACGTCTTAGGAACTGAAATAACCTTGACAGGTATTTCAGCACCAGGTTCGAGGATGTTCACCTGATCCAAATCACCCGTAAAATGGTAATTTGGAATCAAGTACTCGTGGGCTGGAAATATGCCCTCGAGTCGGCTAGTCCAGGTCTTCATCAGATACTTACCATTGCTGGTAAGACCATCTGCTGTTGAACCAGGACCATGCTTCGGGAGAAGCTCTCCATAATAGATATCTCTATCCATCTGGGTAAAGACATCTCGGAAAAGCAAATTCGACATACGTCGGAAGTTAATCAGGTCTTTTTGACTAACTTCCATGTCGAACTTCCGGACATCCTGCTCACACTTGATATAACCACGTATAGCCTTCCGCTCCCTCGCAGGGGTGCAAGGAATCAGAAGTTTGCCAAACATCAACGTTAGTTGACGTATGGCAATGATTGCATCTATACATGGTTCTTCAAGCAACATGCCACTGCTCCGGTCGAACACACGGTCAAAGAAACCTCCTAGAAATAGGGGGAGACTTTCACGCTTGGTAAAGGCGTGTTGAGGACCGACCTTTCCTTGGTCTATCCACTTTTGGGTAGATTTTCCAAGTTCAGGTAGAGTTATCGTTAAAAACGATAACCCCTCATGTTCGACTCGCCTTTCGACGGTTTTAATGTCGAAAGTGGCGCTAGTGCAGCATCGGGCTGCAGATTCCTCTGCAACCCTAGACCAGAGTGACATCAGGCTTTTCAACTGTCCTCCTCATTTGAGGTAGCAGTTCCTTAGCCAGTGGCACTTGACTAGATTCACTTCTCGTGAGGATCGGTTTTTGTACCGACCTTTATCACACGGGCTACAGTGAATCTAGACCATAGGAACGCCTAATGGCGCACGGAATTGGCCTCATCCGTCTCATCAGACGAATGGACGTCAAATAGGTCCCTACCAGGGCTTTGAACTCGCATAAAGCGAGCCAAAGAACCAGGTAAGAACACTATCTGACGTTATGTTAACCACGTTAAGGATTGTGGCTACAAGAAGGATAACTTTCCAGTTAGCCTTCAAGTAAACCTCAATCCCATCGGGATTAACGTTCGCCTTTCCGACAGGTATCTCCGATTCGACTATCGCACGAACCTCTTTCGAGGTCAGGGCGGTAAAATCGAGCGAAGATACAGGTCCTCTACGACTCGCCACCGAGTAGCTTGGTGACGAGCGCATCCGAAGTGGCCGTATACAGGGTTTTAAAGCCCGTGTAGACAGCCAACGCCTCGGTAGCCGTATATCCAGCAACCGGAACATCAAAGACGATGTAATGACTCATCGACACTTTGACGTTCTCGGTAGGCCGGAACGGGTCCGGGGCGAGTTTCGAATGGTTGACCCTCAACAGATGCCGTAAGCGCTTCCCACTGTCGTGGGAGGCCTGGATCTGAATGAGGCCATCACTGGACTGGTACGTACTCTCGTCCTCCATCACGCTAATGCGTGGGAGAGGCGAGGTTACGCCCGATACAGTGATGGACAGAGGATCACTAAATGCCATAAGGCATCACTCCTAGGGATCGGGTACACCGAGCCCATACGGCTCGGCACGTGTGCAACGACTCCCACTAGTGATGGGTCAAACCCAACGCTAGGGAGATGGCAACTTGGCGTGGCGAAAAGCCATCCCAAGTCACATCAAAACCAAATGGTGTCGCCTTCAAACGTCGCTTGGTTTCTATGCAAGTAACGAATGGAGACGCATAATGAGACCGCGTTGAAGCGGTCCCATCAGTCTCGTACGTGTATGAGGCGAAGCAATGCTCCATCACATACCCGTACTTGAGCACCAAGCCATCTTCTGCCCAATCTGTGAGGTTAGAAATAACATCCCCACAGTTGGTAAACCAGTCGATAGCCCACGACCACGGCATCGCATTCCACAGCAGCTCCGGATTAAGGTTAAGGCCAAGAATAGCCCTAGCCTTGCGACTATCACGAATTATTGCATTCCGACTACGATAGTCGGAGGGCAAATGATAAGTGAAGCCACCGGAGAACCAGACCTGTCTCCAAGTCCGATGGGTCCGCAGTGTATGCTTTGCCGGTATCGCCGGATCAGCGATCGCATCGTATGTCCGTGATGCTTGGGGGGTGTAATCTAACCCCTTACGCACCGCGGCATCGTCAGCGACGATGACCGTAGATACGGTCTCCTCTACAGGAAACTCATACCTTCGCCGAACCACTTGGTGAGAACCACGCTCATAGGCCTCAAGGACCTCTTGAGCATGGGTAATCTGATGTACGATATTCTGTATATCAGACACCATTGGCTTCCAGCCAAATTCTGAGTTAAGGTACTCTTCTCCCGCGTCACGCGCGAGAAGGGCCCGACTCCGCCAGAGTGTCGACCCAAACATTTTGGGTAAACCTTCTGTGTGAAGTTCTCTCAGAAAGAGAGCTAGATCGGCGATGTTATTGGTCGGCTTACAACGAGCGATAGCGGTCGTCCCCTTAGCCATCAGATCAGAACCTGATGGTGTAGGGGGAAAGATCGCACCGCTGGGATTCTTAGCTACAAAAGGCCCCACGTAAGTGGCGGTCTCAGTAGCGGGAACCCCATACATTGAAGTCGGGAGGCCAATACTCCCAGTTACAGACACAGTTTGTGGATTAACCACAAGCATAGTCTGTTTCCGGGTGTAGAAGTCTCCACCAATATCACCTGCGTAGGTACCCTTGTTAAGGGAACCTATCCAGGTAGGATGAGACTCGCTATCAGTTGTCTGATAGCCTGGCGGGTTCGTCCGATACTCAAGCGGAAAAAGCGGGTATCCCTTAATACTTGTCGTATCAAGGAGTACAGCTTTATCCGAATTGCGTCGGACAATCCTTCGAAGTTGCGTAGTACCTCCAACCTGGCTTCGCCAGTCTGGAAGAGTACGCGATTTTCGAGGAATTGTTATCACCCCCGTCAGCTTGTAGAGTATGGATGGTCTTGAGGGACAGTAATGTCCCCACATCTACCATGTCTTGTTAAGACGAAGGTAGATGGATGCTGCACTCGGCCGGGAGCGTCACCCGCAAGGGTGGCGCTC